CCGATACGTTAGCGGCTAATGATACGAACTACATCACGTTCAGCATTACCAATCTTGGTCAGGCTGGATCTGGTTCAGCGGCTATGTTGGCGGCTACTGACGCTAACACGACCAAAGCAACGGGCGGCACAGCTATCACAGCTAATGCCAAGCGCTCTTTGACGCTCAACGGCACCGCAGCCAATCTGGTTGTTGCTGATGGTGATCGTTTGCGTATCCGCGCTACGGTTTCTGGAACGCTTGCTAACACCGTTACATTCCCTGTTTATAATCTGGAATTTTCGGTATCTTAATATATAGCGGCCTACGGGCCGCTGTATTTCTTTAGAAAGTAACCAATGGCTGTTATTTATTTGAAACACCCCGAACATGGGGTTAAAGTGGCGTGTCTCGACCTAGAGGCCGAAGCCGACGAAGAGAACGGCTGGATAAGGTTCGACCCAGATGACGACATACAGTGCCTTCGATCAGATATGCGGAGCGTTGAGGCTCCTCGGAGTGTTAGCCGAAGGCGAAACGCCCTCGTCAGAGACAGCGAATGACGCGCTTTATGCGCTGAATCAAATGATTGACAGTTGGGATACCGAGCGTTTGGCGGTGTTCTCAACTCAGGATCAAGTGTTCAACTGGCCGTCAGGCGAGAGCACACGTTCGTTAGGCCCGACCGGCGACTTTGTGGGTTTACGTCCTGTATTGCTGGACGACGCGACCTACTTCCGCGATCCACAGACTAACGTGTCTTACGGCATTAAATTTATCAATCAGCAACAGTATGACGGCATTGCGGTTAAGACCGTAACGTCTACTTACCCACAGGTCATATTCACCAATATGACCTATCCAAACATTGATATGGTCATCTATCCAGTTCCTTTAAGACTGTTAGAATGGCATTTCATTTCAGTAGAAAAGCTGTCGCAGCCTGCTAATCTAGCAACGGCGATCCTTTTCCCGCCTGGGTATTTGCGGGCGTTCCGATACAATCTGGCTTGCGAGTTGGCTCCTGAGTTTGGCGTCGAGCCATCGCCTACGGTCAGTCGGATCGCCATGTATAGCAAGCGCAATCTGAAGCGCATCAATAACCCTGACGACATCATGGCTCTGCCTTACAGCATCGTCGGCACACGTCAGCGCTATAACATCTATGCGGGCAACTACTGATGGTCGCAACGCCTATCCTTGGCTCTAGTTATGTCACCCGCAGTCCAAATGCGGCTGACAATAGAATGATTAATCTTTTTCCCGAAGTTGTGCCTGAAGGCGGTAAGCAGGCTGCGTGGCTACAACGAGCACCTGGGCTGCGCTTTCTTCAGACATTAGGCCAAGGGCCGGTTCGAGGGCTTTGGACGTTTACAAGCGACCGCATTGATCCACAAGCAGGTGAATCGGCCAAAGTTGCCTATGGCTACGCAGTATCCGCAACTAAGCTCTATCGTATTGATTCTAATTGGGATTATACAGAGTTAGGCACAATCGAAGGTGCCGATCAAGTTACAATGACCGACAATGGCAGGCAGATGTTTATCGCTGCCGGAACAAACGGATATATTTATAATAGCACTTATCAAGAGCTTGCGTTTAATACAACAAACGGCGTTACGACTGTATGGAATGGTGATGTAACTTACGTTTATCCAGGCCAGCCTGTGTCAGGCACCGGCATCCCTACAAGCGCAACAGTCTCTAGCGTAGTCTACGATACGACAACAACTACGTTTAATACGACTAACGCAAGCACGACGGTATCGGGCGGTAGCACAACTAATATTAATGTTGGTCAACCTGTATCAGGCACAGGTATTCCGGCAGGCGCGCGAGTCGCCAGCATTACGAATACAACGACGTTTGTATTGTCGGCGGCTGCTACTGCCACCAATACTGGCGTTACACTGACATTTTCACCTTTCTTTATCCTATCGGCAGCGGCTACGGCGACTAACACAGGCACCACGCTGACGTTCACGCCTTTCCTGACGCAGCTCACATCACCTTTCGCAGGTGCGGTCGGCTGTGGCTTTCTTGATGGTTGGTTTGTATTCAATCAACCAGATAGTCAGATTTTCTGGGTTATGGACTCAACAGGAACGACAGTTGACCCGCTTTATTTTGCCAGCGCTGAAGGCTCGCCTGACAATCTTGTCACGCTAATCGTTGATCACCGCGAAGTCTGGCTATTTGGCACCAACTCAGTCGAAGTCTGGTATGACGCCGGTCTGCCCGATTTTCCGTTAGCGCGTATTCAAGGCGCGTTTAACGAAATCGGATGTCTTGCAGCTTACTCAGTCGCCAAGCTCGACAATGGTCTATTCTGGCTCGGCGCTGACGCGCGCGGTAATGGTATTGTCTACCGTTCAAAAGGCTACTCAGGCGAGCGTGTTTCAACCCATGCGGTCGAATGGCAGATTCAACAATACGCGACGTTATCTGACGCTGTGGGGTATACATATCAACAGGACGGCCATAGCTTCTACGTTTTGAACTTCCCCAACGCTAACACGACATGGGTCTATGACGTGGCGACGGGCGCGTGGCACGAACGCGCGGCTTGGATAAACAATCAGTTTACCCGCACACGCGGCGTTTGCCAGATGAACTTTAACAATGAAATTGTTATCGGCGACTACCGCACGGGTGACATTCTTGCTTATGATCCGGCTGTTTATTCGGAAGCAGGATCTACACAGAAATGGTTACGTTCATGGCGTGCTCTGCCTACCGGCCAGAACGATCTAAACCGCTCGACGCAACATAGTCTTCAGCTTGACTGTCAAGCTGGCGTAGGTCTTTCGGGTTACAGCCAAGAGGAAGTCAATGATATTATTTATATTTATGATCGCGCACATGATTTTATTCTTGACCGCGCTGGATCTCCCTTATTGATACGTGACTACGCTCAATATAACATAACGATTGGCGCTGACCCGCAAGTTATGCTGCGCTGGTCTGACGATGGCGGACACACTTGGTCTAACGAGCACTGGAAATCTATGGGTCAGATCGGTCAGACAGGCTACCGCACGATCTGGCGGCGGCTTGGCATGACGATGAAACTCCGCGATAGAGTCTATGAAATATCAGGCACTGATCCTGTTCAGATCGCCATTATGGGAGCTGAACTGCATGTGAGCCCGACCAATGCCTAATCTGGTCGATAACAACACACAGATCCCCGCAGCTCGCGTCAAGATGAACGATGACGCTACGGGATTCGTTAACCGCCCGTGGTATCGTTGGTTCTTTAATACTTATCAAGCGCTCGAAGCAGGACGACGATATGGGTCATTTTATAGCACAACGACGTTTACGCCCGCTGCCATAAACACGGCGTATGCGTTAACGTTCAATAACACATATACACGCGCTGATGGGTCTGATCTAACATATGGCGTTTATATCGGCACGCCCGCCTCGCGTATTTATGTAGACAACACAGCCACATATAATTTTCAGTTTTCCGCGCAAATACATAATACGGCAGGCGGCACTAAGCGCGTTTATATGTGGCCTCGAATAAACGGTATTGATGTAGATGATTCGGCGACAGAAGTGACATTAACCGGCGGATCTAACGACGCGATTGTCGCCGCATGGAATTTCGTGCTAAACCTTCAGACAGGCGATTATTTTGAGCTGGTTTATTCCTCTAGCAGTTTAAATGTCTCAATTCCGTATGTGGCTGCGTCTAGCCCAGTTCCCGCTATTCCTTCGGTCATCCTGACCGTTACAAGTTGTGTAGGTGTCTAAATGGCTGTTGTATCGCCCACCGCTAAAGCTCAGTTTATTGACGCCGCAGGCGTTCCGCTTGCAGGCGGTTTTCTTTATACTTATGTTGCAGGCACGACCACGCCACAGGCGACCTATACGGACGCGGCAGCTTCGACGCCTAACAGCAATCCAATTGTATTGGACTCACGCGGCGAAGCCAACATTTGGCTTACGGGCACATCGTATAAATTCAAACTAACTGACGCTAACGGCACAGAAATTTGGACGGTAGATAATATCGCCCCGCCATCTACAGCCGTATCACCTGTTTTTACGACTAACGTAACTATAGCCGATAACAGCCCTGGCCCTGCGTTGCTCATAACTCAGCTTGGTGCAGGCCCAGCTATCCGCGTGCAGGACGAAACTGATCCTGACTCATCGCCTTTTGTTGTAGATAGTTCGGGTAATGTTGGTATCGGAACCGCTGCACCAGCAAATAAACTTGACGTGGCAGGCGGCGCTATTCAGATCTCAACAGCCGGTGGCACGGCCCGCACGGTCATATCGGCAGATTCTACCGATTCAATCTTTGAGGCTAGTAGCACTCGTAATTTTACAGTTAAAACAAATTCGGCAACGCGCTTAACAATTAACGCCACAGACGCTACGTCTACTGTCCCTGTTGTGCTTCCTGGCGTCCCCACGTCTGCGCTTCAGGCGGCGACAAAATCTTATGTCGATACATCCATGCCGCCCGGCGCTTTGTTGGCTTATGCTTCATCAACAACGCCTTCTGGATGGTTGTTGTGCGATGGCTCCGCTGTATCCCGCACAACATATGCCGATCTTTTTGCGGCTATTAGCACGACATGGGGAACAGGCGACGGCTCAACGACATTTAACGTGCCGGATCTTCGCGGGCAGTTTTTGCGAGGCTATGATAGCCGCGCGACGACTACGAGCCAAGATACCACTCTTATCAGTGGTATAACCACTAATACTAGCACGACAATTAGCGGCATAAATTCAACGACTTATCTATTCGTTGGTATGCCAATTAGCGGCACAGGTATCCCATCCGGCGCTACGATTGCCACCAAAAGCACAAATTCTATTACAATTTCGGCAGCGGCTACGGCGTCTTCTAGCACTGTTGGCACTGGCGCGACGACAAATGGCAGCGCCACAATTACAATGGCAAGCACATCAACGTTGTCCGTTGGGCAAGCGATCAGCGGCACGGGTATTCCGACCGGCGCATATATTACAAACATCTATAATAGCACGACGGCGTATATTTCATCTAACGCCACAGCTACTAATACAGGTCTGACTTTTACGCTTGGCACCGCTATTACAGTGGGCCGCACGTTTGCGGGAGCGCAGCTTGACGCCTACGCCAATCATAGTCATGGCATTAATGATCCAACCCATTTGCATACAGCATCAGCGATTAATAACGCTT